AGTACAGCAAGCAAAATTTGATGATAACTTTAGTATTGAAGCGTATGTAAACACATATGAGGGATATGGTGGTCAAGGAGACATCATGACCAAATTTGGTATGAGTTTGAGAGATGAATTAACTCTTACCATATCAAGAGAAAGATTTGAAGACTTCATTGGAGCATTTCTTACAGCATTACCAGATGAGGAGATTATTGTAGATACCAGACCAAGAGAGGGTGATCTTGTATATTTTCCATTAGGACAAAGATTATTTGAAATTAAATTTGTAGAACATGAAGAACCTTTCTATCAGTTAGGTAAAAACTATGTTTATCAATTAAAATGTGAATTATTTGAATACGAAGGTGAGGTTATTGATACTTCTATCGATGCGATTGATACACAAATTGAGGATGAAGGATTTATTACTACGTTGAACATGGTAAGTGCAGGAACAACTGCTGCAGCAACCGCAGTTCTTTCACAACCTACAGGATATGTTAGAGAATTATTCTTGACAAATGATGGAAGTGGATATACAACAACTCCAACAGTCGCAATATCTACTGCACCTGGTGCTGCTGGTGTAAGTGCTACAGCGGTGGCAATCACAACAACAAGAGCAGGAGTTAAATCAATCGAGAGAATCGTATTGACAAATGCTGGTTCTGGTTATACGTCACCTCCTACAGTAACAATTATTGGTGGAAATGGAACAGGTGCAATCGCAACATGCTCTATTGAAACTACACAAAAGGGTGTCATAAGTTACACAGTCACTAACCAAGGTGGTGGATATTCTACTGCTCCTACAATCACAGTTGCAGGTCCTACTGGTTCAGGAACTACATCAACTGCAGAAGCGATCATTAATGCAGATAAGCAAGTCACTTCGATTCGTGTCACAAATCCTGGTGTCGGATATACTCAAATTCCAGCAGTATCCTTCTCTGCCCCTGCTGCAGTTGGAGTTGGTACATTCTACTATAATGAGGTTATAAGAGGTCAGACATCACTCACAGAGGCAAGAGTAAGGGAATGGGATGTAGATACAAAGATACTCAAAGTTGCGAATGTTGGTATTGGTACAACCATATCTGGATTCATACCTGGCGAAACAATTATTGGAACTGGATCAACAATTGCAGGTGAATATGCTGCATATACGTTAGGATCACATGACAATCGAGATATATATGATGAGTATGACTCTAATGACGAATTTGAAACAGAGGCAGATTCGATGATTGATTTCTCTGAAAGTAACCCATTTGGACAGTTCTAATGTTAGGCACTTATTTTTATCATCAAATATTAAGAAAGACAGTCGTAGCGTTTGGTACGGTATTTAATGACATTCGTATACGACATAAAAGTTCGACAAGTCAACCTGGTGGTGAGTTAAGAGTACCATTGGCATATGGTCCTATGCAAAAATTCTTGGCAAGATTAGAGCAACAACCTGAACTAAACAGAGCAGTTCAGATTACTCTACCAAGAATGTCATTTGAGATGACAAATATTTCATATGACCCGACAAGAAAATCTGGAATCACACAGACTTTTAAAGCATCTGATGGAACTAATTTAAGAAAGGTATTCATGCCTGTTCCATATAACATTGGATTTGAACTCAATATACTTGTAAAAATGAACGATGATGCACTTCAAATCGTCGAACAGATATTACCATTCTTTCAACCATCATTTAATCTGACAATTGATTTAGTTGATTCAATTGGAGAGAAAAGAGATATACCAATTGTATTAGATAATATATCTTTCCAAGATGATTATGAAGGAGATTTTTCAACTCGAAGAGCACTAATATACACACTATCATTTACTGCAAAAACTTATCTATTCGGTCCTGTCGCTGATACAACTGATGGACTAATCAAGAAAGTTCAGGTCGATTACTATGCAGATACAAATCAACAAACTGCTAAACGTGAAGTTAGATATGCTGCTACACCAAAAGCACTTCAAGATTACAACGCTGACAATACAGCAACTCTTCGTGAAGCACTTACAAAATCAAAAACAAGATTTGCAGTTAATGATTCTAGTAACTTTGCAGTAGGTAATCGAATCATTATAGATAGTGAAATTATGAAAATTACTGAAATACCTGATGCTCTTACATTAGTCGTTGATCGTGGTGTTGATGGAACAACAAAAGCAACTCACATTGAAAATATCTTTATCAATGTATTGAGTGCTGCTGATGATTCATTAGTTGATATTGATGATAACTTTGGATTCAATGAAACAACTGCATTCTACACCGATGGTAGAGTTTATAGTCCAACCCAGAGAAATGATGTCTAGTTTTGATTCGATTGATGAGGCTTTAAATATAGAGTCTGAAATTGTTCCAACACCAAAAGGTGAAAAGAACGAATTGAAGAAGGTGAATGGAGTAGATGTAGATAAGGATTATGATTATACAAGAGGTAATTTATATTCACTCATAGAAAAAGGACAGGAAGCAATCAATGGCATCATGGAAGTTGCTGGTGAAACTGCTAGTCCAAGAGCATATGAAGTTGCAGGACAACTTATAAAATCAGTTGCAGATACAACAGATAAATTATTAGATTTACAAAAGAAAGTTAAAGAAGTAAATGAGGATGAAGGAAAGACAAATAATAATGTTACAAACAATGCATTGTTCGTAGGATCAACGTCAGAACTATCAAAATTAATAAAACAGGGATTTCTAAATAATAAAGAGAAATCCGACCCTGCTAAATAATTGTGAAGAAATGTAAAGTTGGCTACTATTATTGTTACACTGATAAAAAGTGTAAGAAAATTCCTGTGGGATATCGCAGAGGATTAGGTGGTTATCTTCGCAAAGAAACCGAAGAAGAAAAAAAGAATGGAAACGGGAACGGTAATGGAAACGGCTCAAATGGCAATGGGCATTCTAGCAGTAACGGTGGCGGGAACGGCCACTCTAATGGGAGTGGTAATGGTGGTGCTGCGGGTAATGGGGGAGGAATGAGCGAAGCATATGATACTAAAAAAATTAAAAAGATCGTAAAGCAATTAAGAAAGTCAACTAAAACTCATAAAAAACAGGCAGATTATCTTGAAAAGGTAAGCGAAGAAAGTAATCCAAGAATACCTAGAAAAAAAGGTCAACCTGCAAACTCTAAAAAACACTCTGATTTATACACTGATGAAAATCCTAAAGGAACTATTCATGGACTTGGTTTCAAGGACGTTGCTAAAGCAAAAGCGTCTGTCACAAAGATCAGGAATTCTTCTCGATCTCATGCTCATAAAATTCAAGCGGCTGTTGCTATGGAACAAAGGGCGAGAGAGATGGGTAAAACCTCTGAAGCATCAGTCTATAGAAAGTATATCAACTCGATGAAGAAGAAAACTAAAAAAATGGATGAGGCAGCGAATCCTGCACAGCAAGCTGCAATTGCTATAAATATGAAGAAGAGAGGTAAAAAACCTAAAAGTATGAATGAGGGTTCACTCCATAAGTGGTTTAAAGGATCTAAATCCAAAGACGGAAAAGGTGGTTGGGTTAATGTAGTCACAGGTGGAACTTGTGCAAGTGATGAACCTGGTGAAGGAACTCCTAAATGTGTTTCCTCTGCAAAACGTGCCAGCATGTCAAAAGCAGAAAGAATCTCTGCTGCACGTCGTAAGAAAAAAGCAGATCCTGGTCAACAAGCAAAGTCTGGTGCTGCAAAACCAACATATGTATCAACTGATAGTCCAAGAAAGAAAAAAATGAAAGAAAATTATTTTAATTGGAGAGAAGAACTTCAAAGAGATGAGTACGGTGATCCAGTTGGTGGACCAAAAATGTCTAAAAAACAAATGAAGAAGAATCTAGCAGCAAATACTCCTGATAAAGATCATACAACAGATACTGCTGAAGGTATGGCATATGGTCTCTACAAGGGAGATGGTAAACCCAAAGGTCAAATGGCAGCGTTTGGAAAGAAGAAAAAAGAAAATCCTTATTCAATCAAAAATAAATTAAAAATGGTAATTAAATCTGTTGCCGAAAAAGAAAGATCAAAGGCAGGTGTGACTAGAGAAGAAGCAGAATATATTGATTTACCATTGCATGTTGAAATACCAGATACTGATAACAAATTCAAACTAGGACTTATGTTCCGTGAAAGTTTGGATATTGATAAAGGTATGCTCTTCATATTTGAAGAAGTTGGTA